GGTTATCAGGAGAATTAATAAAAAGAGCACAAACAATATTTAATGATAATGTTAATGGCTATAACTTATTCTGTAATGGGGGACCAGTCATAGATTTGCCTCAGGCTTAAATAATCTACAACGGCAGTCATCGGCAGTTATGCCTTTCTGCGGTTGGAACTTCGCTGGGAGCCGTTCACCTGTGTGAGCGGTTTCCCTTTATGAACACTATATAATATATCATGAACGGATTCGGAGCACACCCTGCATATAATCAACCAGGTAATGGAAGATCAGGGTTTGGGGCTGATGTTCCCGATCCTGACGAAACTCCAGGTATTCGTAGCTGCTATTGTTTCTTAAATATTGTTACGATGCTAACAATTGCTATCTCTGGAGGATTGACTCCGAGCAAACAAACCATATCGTGGTGCATGAAGATTAGGTCAAGAGTTAAGTGTGAAAGGCGTAAACTTGCTAATGGCCCAAATGGAGATCCGTGTTCTTTCGGAGCAAGTAATGTAACTACACGCACTTTGATGGTAAGTAGAGAATGTAGGTATAAGTGTAAAACCTGTGGAAGTGATAGATATAATCCTCAAAACTGCGGCAAAGAAAGAATAGTTACAGGCTCGCCTCCCACTAGCCTGTGCATGGAAGGAACCAAGTGCGAATCAAAACCGTATAAAGATTGTCCTAAGGCAATTCAGAAGATTGTGGATCAAATGAACAAAGCTAGGGAGTTTGGGGCTGGTAGACCTAATGGCCCTCACCATGGAGATCACATTCTAGAGGATTTACCAGGAGATATCCTGGGTAAATATGATCCTAATGTAGGGGGTTCTATGGATGAGCTTCTTCCTGATGCCTGTAAGAAAAAGTGGCCTGAAGATGGTCCTGCATGTAAGGACATCGAAATAATCTGTAGCGATATGGCTCCGACCCGATAAAAAAATCGGACGCTTCGCGTCAAAGCTTTTTCATGTACCAACCCTCTGGTGGGTTATTGGTAATCTCGTAGCAATTCTTACTAGCTTTGATCACAGACGTATACTGGGAGAAACAAACAGGATCCTCTTTCCAGTCTCCGTAGCAAATAACCACATCGCTGATATTCATCAGATCATTCTGCTGTTCTTCATTTAGTTCATAGCCGTAGAAGAACTCTAAGCCTTCTTTTGTATTGTTAATCTTTTCCATACAGAGTTGAGCGAATGCTTCGTCTGTCTCTTTCCCAATACCGTAGATATACTTTGCATTACTAAGTATTACATCAAATTGTGCAGTCATGGTTTAATCTCCATAGGAAGCTCTGTGTTAGCTATAAATGCTTCCCTATTTTTATGCCAGGAATCTCTTCCTACTAGCTCACCTCTAGAGTTATGTAGGATGTTCATGTCAATTACCTTATTTGTGTAGCCCTTGAGAAAGGCTTGAGATGTATAGTGGATGTCGTAAAAGTCCCACTCTCCTTCAAAGTACTCAGGCTTCTCTAGACCTACCTCGTCAATTACTTTCTTTCTGGCTGCTAGGAAGAGTCCGTCAAGAACTACTACATCGCCTGGAGGACCGTAAGGAGTCAGGTATTCTTGCCCCTCTGGGTTTAGATGAAGCACCTTTCCTTTGTGCTTTCCCTGCTGCCACTCTCTTTGATTCCACCATACCGCTTCTGGTCCTAAGCATGTAGTTCCTGCTGGACCCACAAATCCAGACTCAGGCAAAGACAAGCTCTCAGTAAGTTTTCTTACAAACTCTTCTGGGCTTTCTCTGATCTCAATATCGTCATGACAGAAGATCATGATATCTTCAGGCTTAGGATCTATTTTTTGGTAGGCTCCTGTATATGCTTTAAATAGTGACTTAGCATTAGATAATAAGTATACTCCAATGCCGCAACTGCATAAAAAAGCTAAGAGTTTATCAGTTGTTTCACTTACATCGTCTCTTGAACGAGTACATATAACAGCGTGTATATTCATATACTATAATATATGGACTGGACACCTTTTTTATGGAAAAACAAGATTTATTAAAAGAATTTAAACGATGCGCTGAAGATCCCATCTACTTTATCTCAAAGTATGTTCGAGTTACTCACCCTGTTAGAGGATTAGTTCCTTTCAAGCTGTATCCCTTCCAGCACCGCATCCTACAAGATCTCCAGGACCACAGATTTAATATCCTAAGGAAGTTTAGACAGGCAGGGTGTACTACCATCGCTGCTAGTTATTCTCTGTGGATGGTAATTTTTCAAAAGCATAAGTCGGTTATTATTCTCTCCAAAGGTGACTCAGAGTCAACCGAAGTACTGGACCGTATTAAACTTATGTATGAAGAGCTTCCAGCGTTCCTTCAACCAGGGATTGCAGAGGACAACAAGCACAACATGAAGCTGAAGACTGGTTCTGTTATCAAATCTAGGCCATCTGGTAAGCAGTCAGGGCGTTCTCTTGCTGGTTCTTTCTTAATTATTGACGAAGCAGCGTTTATTGAGGCTATTGATACCATTTGGGCTGCTGTTTATCCCATTATTTCAACGGGTGGTCGAGCTTTCGTGCTTTCTACTGTTAATGGTATTGGAAATTGGTATCATGATGTGTATCAAGCTGCTATTGACGGAAAAAATTCGTTTAATCCCATTGATATTAGGTGGCAAGAGCATCCTGAGTACCATTATAACCCAGACTATGAGTATTTGTATGAAGGAATGAGAGAAAAAGGTCTTGATATCCATAAATGGGAGCAAACTACTAAGAAAAACATGCCCACCAAGCAATGGTTGCAAGAGTATGAGTGTTCTTTCCTTGGAACAGGCGAAACTTTTGTTGAAGGAGACGTTCTAAAGCAAATTTCTCAACAAACTAGTGAAAAATACTACACAAAATACAACAATAGGATGAGAGTATGGCAAGACCCGCAGCCTCAATACAATTACATGATAGCATGTGACACATCCTTAGGTAGAGACAGGGATTATTCCGCATTTCATGTGATTAATATGTATAATGGTCAACAAGTTGCCGAGTTCTACTCTAATAGAACACCAATAAATGACTTTGCTAAAATTTTATCAACAGAAGGTATGCTATATAACATAGCGCACATAATCTGTGAGCGAAATACTATTGGAAATAACTTAATCGACTGGCTGTACAACATGTACGAATACGAAAACTTATGGGCTGATGATAAAGGAGAACTTGGGTTCCAGGTCACAGCTAAAAACCGAGATAGCATCTTAGCTGAACTAGAAGAAGCTATCAGAACAGACTTAATTAAAATCAACTCAACACGAACTTGCGACGAACTTATGACCTTTATCATTACTGAGGGAGGAAGAGTTCAGGCTGAACGAGGACACCATGATGATTTGGTGATGAGTTTGGCTTTAGCCGTAACAGCATATAAGAACTTAATAGATACGAGTCCAATTGATTTTGTTTCTCGTATAGACAAAATGGAAGCTCCTGCGATGCCCTCCAAGCATTATAAGCCTAAACTAAAAACCTCATTTGGAGCAATGAGTGAAGAGGATTACCGATGGATAATGAAATAAACGAAAACGAAGAAGAGCTTACCGAAAGCGGTTATACTACTTTTGGTGGAAGCCAGGGAAGAGCAGGTTCCTACTATACGCCCACAGGTCCCGTTGGTCGCTTCTTTGCCAAGTTTTTTGCTAACAAAGCGCAGTACGATGCAGTAAAAGCTATGGACCAGGGAAAGGTTCACCCTGTAGCAGGTGATACGGTCATATCCACTGAGGTTGTAAAGGATGATAAAATTGATGATGCTCCCGCTATGGGAGGGATCTCCAGAAATCCAATTCTTCCTCAACTAGAACTTAATAGAAGAAGGCGCTATAAAGAATACGAAGAGATGGATGAGTATCCTGAAGTTGGCGCAGCGTTTGATATCTACGCTGACGATGCTACTCAAAAAGGCGCTAGAGCCGAAAGGTGGACCATTCAATCAGAAAGTAAAATGGTTGTTGACGAGGTAGAAGCTCTTTTTGAGCAGACACGCATGACTAAGTTCTTATGGGATATTATCAGAAATACTGTCAAGTATGGAGATTGCTTCTGTGAATTAGTCTTGGACGTTAACAAGCCAGAAGAGGGTATTAAGAAAATTAAAATTCTTAACCCTAATTGGATCATTAGAGTCGAGAATGAGTTTGGATATTTGAAGAAGTTCTTGCAAGAAATTCCCAACTTAGAGTCCATGCAATACTCTGAGGTTGGTGGGGATGCGACTGACCGTCCTGTTAAGTATATCGAACTAGATAAAAATCAGATCGTTCACTATCGTCTTCATACGTCGGATCCCGTGTTCTACCCTTATGGTAAATCAATTGCTGCTCTATGCATGAGGGTCTTTAGATCTTTAAAGATGATGGAAGATGCTATGATGATCTATCGTCTCTCTAGAGCCCCTGAGCGTAGAATCTTTTATGTTGATACAGGAAACTTGCCTACGAGTAAAGCTGAGATGTACATCGAGCGTTTGAAACAAAAATTCAAGAAAGAGAAGTACTACAATACCCCTAAGAATACCGTAGACGCGAGATTTAATCCCATGTCAATGGACGAAGACTTCTTCGTTCCCTCTAAAAATGGTAGAGGTACTAAGATTGATACTCTTCCTGGTGCTACTAACTTAGGTGAGATTGAAGATGTTAGGTATTACAGGGATAAGCTTCTTGCCGCTCTCAAAGTTCCGAAAGACTATATTGTAGAAAAAGACTCGTCGCCTGAGAGAAAGGCTAACCTTTCCCAGCTTGACGTTAAGTTTGCCAGGACTATCCAAAGAGTTCAGGTAGATATTGAAACAGGTTTAGAGAATATGGCAAAAAGACATCTTCAGCTAAGAGGGTTTCCTGCTGCTTTAATTAAAAAAGTAAGAATTAAATTGCCTGAGCCTTCAGACATGTCAGCAAAGAGAAAGCTTGATCTTGATGAACAAAAAACCAGAGTTATTGCCGCAGTGCAACAATTAGCACTTTTCTCTAAAGACGAGATCTACAGAGAGTACTATGATATGACACCTGAAGAGATTACTGTTATGAAGTCAGAAATGGAAGAACAACAGGCTGAAGAGATGGAGCAACAGCAAGAACAGGCAATGCTAACAGGGCAAGCACCTGCCCCTGGAGGGGGAGCCCCGATGGCTGGGCCAACTCCTGAGGAAGCAGGGGGACAAGAAGGCTTGGAGAATGTTCCTCCTACAGCGAATGAAGAAAAGGTTTCTAGTTTGGAGACTTTAAGAGAATTAGTTCTAGAGGATGATAAAAAAGAAGTTATTTCTAGAATAATCGAAAAACAACAACAAAAAGCGTAAGGTATTCTTAAATACTTACATATATAACTTATGAGTGCAAAACTGGAGATTCACAATGTTTTCAAAATTATTTGAGGAAAGAGATAAAACTATCTCATTATTAGTTAAGCTGGGAGATTGCTTGTCAAGATCTCTACGGGAAAATGTTACATTATTTTCTATTGATAGTAACAACTCTCAAGTTACCTACTTGTCAGAAAGCAACAAGGTAATTAGCGGTGATTTTAAAATTGACGAAGATGTTAAGATTAATAAAATCAAAGTTCAAGACTCCTCTATCTTCGAAGACGGTCAAGAGTACGATAGCTTTGTGAATGAAAAAATCCACTCTTTTGTTGAAGGGATTCACTATGGGGAGTACTCAAGTGCTGACAACTCCTTCGATGATATCCTCTCATTGTGGGAAAACAGGCTTAAGCTTGGCTCAGTACAAAGAAGACTTTATGAGAAGACCACTCGTTTAGAGGGTCTTGAAAATATCCTAGAGTCCGCAGAGTTTCAAAAGCTTGTTGAGATTAGCCCTCAGTTAACGGATTTTTTATCGGAGAATAGCGAGAAAATTTCTAGCGTTCCTGAGATTAAAAACGCTGTCAACCTCTCTAACTCAGTATCTCAAGCCTTTGATTTCCCTTATCTTTCTTACGAGGATCTCGAAGAAAACAAATCATACACACTTAAGGATGGAGTCACCCCCTCTATTTACGAGATGATTTGCCGACAGGAGCTAGTCAAGAAAGAGTTGGTCGAATCTAAAAAGAACTTCGACATGATTTGGGCCGACAATGGGGCCATCAGAAAGCTCTCTAGCATGATCTTTGAAAGTGATGAAAAGATTGTCGGAGCATTGTCTGAAGCTTTAAAAGAGGTCCCTTACCTGTCTTTAGCCTCCAAGAAGAGCTTGCACAAAACTTTTAGTAACTGCCTCTCTCAGGTAGACGGTGTTGGTGTTTCAGAAAAAGATATCCAAGGCTTTGCTTCTAAGATTTTTGAATATAAGAAAGAAGTGAAAGAGATGTTTATTGAAAGCATCAACGAGAAGTATGGAGTGAATATTCAAAACCTTCAGGAGCCAGCGTCTTTTAAGAGTTTGGCTAATACTCAAGTAGTCATTTTTGAGTCTCTATCTCGCCTTGCTCCTAAAGGGAGTGTTCTCAAGCAGGTTCTTTCAGAAATGGCAGTCTTTATGAAGGGTAAAGCAGGTGTAGAAACCATTGATGTCAATAGTTTCCTATTCGAAGCTTTCAGTCAGTCGGGATTTGATGATCTTCTAAGCGAGGCTACTGCTTCTCCCAAAGAAAAGAAGATTGATTTCAAAAGAGTTGCTAAGAATCTTGGAGATGCTCAAGACGTAATTACTTCACTTCAAAAGCAAACAGGTGACAACCCTAACGCTGACAAAGATGAAGAGTACTCAAGTGATGAGAATGTCGATCAGGCAGAGATGAAAGCATCAGAAGCCGAGCCAGCGTTACCAGAAGAGGCCCCCGAGGAGCAAGAAGTTCCTCCGCAAGATGAGCCTGAAATGCCAAAGACACAATCACAGGATAAAATGGTTAACGACCTTTCGGATTTAGAAAGTATGGTCGCTGACATTGCTGCTGAGATTGGAAAAGATGATAAGGAGGAAAACTAATGGAAACACAATTTAGACCATATTCAATGGTGCTTCAAATTGCTGATGCTACAGCGTCTGGAGTTTCTTTAAAAGATACCTCAGGGGCTGCGCTTCAGTGCAACTTCATTTCTGTTGAAGCCTCGGGGGAGAATCCTGATGCTTATTATAGAGCGGCAATTTCCCCAGCGGGTATAACTACACCTGTAACGGGTGCTAAAACCGCTGCTCTTTCCTTGGGTCATGATGCAAGTGGAATAGTCGGAGGGTACGCTAGTGTTAATAAAGGTGTAGTAGAGTTTTTACTTCATGATAAAGATAGAGCAAATGGAATTACTTTGCAGTTAAGTGAGGCTGGTGCTACTAACTTTTTTATTACCTACGGACAGATTCAATCAGGTAACATCCTGAGAGATAATGAGCGACCTATAGGAGATTAATGGTAAAGTTTGCAAAGCTAGGGCCTAGATCTGTAACTACTTCTTTACGGTATAGGGGAGGCGGTCAAGGACTGTCGAGATCAACAAATGCGACCTGCGTTATGTACGAGGATAGGACTAACTATGTTGTTTTTCGATTAAGAGGTAATAGTCTAGCTTCAGGAGCGAGAGGAAATCTTTGGAAAGTATTACTTTACAAGGTTAGTAGTGGAAGGTTTTCTTTTAGACTTATTAACCCCAAAGGAACCATCTTAGTTACCATTACACGAACTGGTGGAGTTGCAAATCTAATGGCCGCAGTAAACTCAAATGCTACGGTCAAGGGAATAGTAAACATGCAAATAATTGGAACTATTGATGATGACACAACATTTGCCTCTAGCATCACAGATTATTGTAAGTTTAACGGAGGATCCTAATGGCCGAGCAGTTACCGTTGTATGTGGAAACGGATGAAGCAGGAAATGTTACAAACTTTGCTCAATTTACTTCTTCCGATGTCGTAGCTAGTAGCGTTCTAGGGAGTGTTTCTGCAATTACAGGATTCTCTCAGGTAGATGGTGTTGTATCTTTAGACCCTGAGGCTACAGAAGTTGATTTTGGGACTGGAAGCCAAACTATTGTCGCTAGAAATATTCATTTTGCTAATAATTTAAGTGGACATCCTAATTCTTTAGTAAGATTTGAGGGCACATTTAGTGCTTTAAGTGGGATTAGTGTGTCGGGTCCAGAAGGTGTAAGCAGCAACGATGGCGGCAAAGCATTTTACCTGAGAAGACAAGACGGTGCTACTTATGAAAATTTAATTCGAGCAGAAGATGGGACGATCACACTTCAGGCAGAAGATGATGTTCATCTAAAATCAAATACAGGTGAAGATTTTGCTAGATTTAACGAGAACGCTGCCGTTTGGCTATATTACGATAACTCTAAAAAAATAGAAACACATAGTAATGGAGCAGTCATTAATGGGGGCTTAAGCGCAATAGGTTCTGTAGGTGTAGGAACGGCTCACATTACCGCAAATACAGTATCTGCTACATCAGTTTCAGCGACTACAACCTTGGTTGCCAGCACTTGCCCTATTCCCAATCCTTTTGGTTACATGCAGCTAGACAGTGATGGTACAAGCACTGTAGATGAAACTAATTTAGGAGCAGGAGCGACTGTCACTGATATTGTATCCAACACCAACCACATTAGCTGGAACAATACTGCCAAGCATTTTGACCTAAGCGCGGCTGGAATCTATGAAGTACTGGGAGTTGTTATTCTTGAAGGAGGATCAACCCTGGTTGACATGGCTATTAAGAAAAATGGATCGGATGTCTTGGTGGGGCAGCCTAGAGTCCATGCAACTGTTGACCCTTTGGAACACACCATTCGAGCAGTATTTACCGCAGCAGCAAGTGATTACATTACAATCACTTATGATGCGACTGCGGCAAACGCAGTAAAAGCCATTACTGGCTCAACCATGTCTGTCAAGAGACTAAAGTGATGACTACACAAGATAAAAAAATGATGATTTCAAAAGATACGTTAATGCCGCTGGGTATGGTGATTGCACTTTGCGGTGGTGTAGTCTGGATTAGCAGTCAGTTAAGTTTGATACACAACAAGCTCGATTTACTTGAAGCAAGCTTAGAAGAACAGTGGACCAAGCGCGACATGGAGAACTGGGGCCTAAAGCTAAAGCTACAGAACCCTGATATCGAGATTCCTGGCGTAAACAATTAATCGAGCATGTGGTTTTGCTTTGCGGCTCTCAGCATTCGCCAGATGTAATTATCTCTTAGTGAGCTAATGGTTGTTAGTATATTGGTTAGCTTTGTGAGGAGATCTTCGTTGATGGTTTTTTGATGTAAAATCATATTGATCTCTTCGACTGTTGCCTGTAATGTCTTGATGTCTTGTTCGGAGATCTTGGATGCTTCTTTCTTTATTGTTTCTCTAGTCTTCATCTTACTACCTTTATTTTTTTATCCCACGAACTTATCGTGAGAGTGATTCTTGAATTTCCTTGTTTAATATTCTTAATAGGAAGAACCGCATGTGGATAATTTCCATCAAATAGGACAATCCTATTATACTTGTAAGGAATTGTAATCCAGTTATTTAGTTTGTTTTGTTTAACCTCGTCCACTAAACTATAAATGTTACTATAAAACTCTGTGGAGGGGACATATTCTTGAGTATCTAAGACTAACTCTCCACCTTCTAGATCATCTTCTGACCCGAGGTATATCGTAGCAGTCATTTTGGCAGGTACAAGCTCGTCTTTTACTGCTTCTTCGCAGTCAACATGGTGATGTAGGTGGTCATTGTCCTTGTCTAGTACGTTTGCCCACACTTCATATCCCTTTCCTGAAAAGCTGGGCTCTTTTACACAAAGTCTGCGTATTAATTGACAGATCTTGGACTCCAGGTCGCTAGATTGTTTTTCTTTCCACACATAACTATGAGGGAAAAAATCAAACTGCCATTGACCTGCATAATAAAAATGGCGATAGAGGTCATCGAGAACATCCGTTTGTTTATAGAAATCATCAATAACTTTTATCATATCACGATCACCTTGTGGCCTTCTTTTTCATAGTGACGTTTTCGTGCTCTCGAATGATCTTCTAAATATTTTTCTTTATCCATAAAATCATACACATATACTTCTTGCTTAGAGTCATGCCTTCTTAATGCTCGACCTAAAGCTTGTAATGTGGCGATCTCGGACTTCATTCCTCTGGCATTTATGAAGTGGGTGATCTCTTCAATGTTAATCCCTGTTTGGAGGATTTTAGTACCAATGAGGATGCTAGGTCCTCGACATCCTCTGAATCTAGAAATAGCTTTATACCTTTCTCCGATGGAATCATCCCCTTCCAGGAACTCGCACTGGCCTCCAAGTAAGTCTTCCAAGGTTCTTCCGTGGTCAAGGCTACGGGTAAGTATAAGTATGCGAGCTTTTTTGTTTTTGTTTCTGATGTCATCCGCTATCTCCTTTATTTTATTATTTCTTTCATCGTTGTTAACAATGTATTCTTCATACACATCCAAGTAAGACATGTCTTCATCTAAACCGCTGGCATCATACGGTCTATCTATTAGTTGAATGAGTGGTTTGGTTAGTTTGCCAGAGTCTACGAGGGCTGACGTATTCACGACCTCCCACACGGCCCCTAGAGCCCCCTCAAGGTTGTTTCGGGGTATCGGCTCATTCGGAGGCGTTGCGGTGAATCCAACGCGATACAGGGCGTTAGGGAAGCTCCTGATGGTTGGGAGTGTAATCTTCCCATTGGCGAACTCATGGCACTCATCCACCATTAAAACTTCCACTTCCTCCAAGTGAGTGTCGAGGATTTTTTCAATGCTTTGAACGGTGCAAAGCATGATATCTCCATAAATGTAACCTTCACCGTAGCAAAGGCCAATATTGTCCATTCCACAAGTTTTAGTGAGGAAATCATAACTTTGTGTCAAAAGCTGTTTTGCATTGAAAAGTAGCACCATTTTCCTTCCAGCAAGAGCTTTCACCAATCCAGCCATGATTAGCGTTTTTCCTGACCCTGTAGGCGATTTTACGATTCCTCTCTGTTTTTCTAGAGCAACATCAATTAGCTCTTTTTGGTAGTCATAGTAGGTAAATCCCTCCATATCCCAAGATTTAGGTTTTATGCTTGTAGAGGTCTCATAAATCACTTCTGGCTCGCATTCAATTTTAGCCAAGTTTTTCAATACACTGTCTAATAATCCACTTCTGAACACTCCTGACCTAGATAAGAAGTGTTGTTTGCCATCCCAGTGCTTGCGCTTGTATGCAGTTGAGTACTCCGCGCCAGGAACCTTAAAAGAATACAATTCATAAAGAGCTTTTAAGAGTTTTGGATTATCGGTCTCAATGCGAGCATTTAGAGTGTTTACGAATATTTTCACACACTATTATAGTTTAGGCTAAAACCCTAGGAGAACATTATGTTAGAGCAAAGTCCCGCAGTTACAGCGGCCAAGCAAGAAATTGTTGATGAGTTATTAAAAGAGTTGCCCTCAGACGCAGCGATTGAGGTTGAGTTACCTTCAGAGAACAAACTCTACACTTTAGAGGATAAAGATATGCCTATCACTTTGAGGCCAATGACCTTTGAAGACGAGAAACATCTCGTAAGTGCCAAAACGGATGATGATCCTATTAATCTTATTCTTCAGCGATGTGTGAGTAATATCAAGGTTCCAGACTTGCTTCCCATGGATAAGCTCTATCTCATCATGAAGCTTAGAGAGCTTTCTTATGGTGACGAGTATAATACGCTGCTTATCTGTCAACATTGCAAGGCTGAAAATCCTACTACAGTTAAGCTTTCTACTTTAAATGTTAATCCTGTTCCCGACGATTTTTCAGACCCTATTGAGATACACTTAGAGGGTCTGAACAAAACGGCGCATATTAGATTGCCTCGGGTAAAAGACGAAAAGTACATCGGCAACGCATCCAACGCACTCGACCAACTATGGCGATTTGTGGTGGATATTGATGGTCACACGGATAAGTCTGTTATTTCTGCCGTGGTGGACAAGCTTCCCCTTAGGGATGTTCGCTTTATTCTTAATTCTCTAAAAACTGATTTTGGATTAGACACAATGATTAAATTTCAGTGTGGATCCTGCGGAGGGGTATCGGTCGTTGACCTGCCAATAGATGCAAATTTTTTCGATGTGAACTAGAAGATGTAATTGATTTAGATAATCTTCTTCTAGAAGCCTATATATTGGTAAAGAGGGCTAACTTCACATACAGTGATGTGAGGGAAATGACCCGCACAGAGAGAACAATATTCCTTCAACTCCTAAAGGAGGATGTAGAGAGAGAAAACGATGCAATTAAACGGAACTAATCTAGTAGACAGGTATGGCAGACCTAGTGTAGGGTCTAAAGTCGCCATTCGTACACAGTTTTTAAACAATGGGGCTTACTTCGATCCTTTCGACGTTAGTGCTTGCACAATCTTTGCGAGGCTTGCAAACGCGAGTCCGAGCAGTGTTTTAGATCCGTCTAGCCAACTAATTAAGACGGGACTCTCCATGGATCCTACTGGAGTTGTCATGAACTTTGCTATTTCAGGGGACCCTTCTAATGGGAACGGACATGATGGAGGCCAGACAGGGCTTAATGCGCCTAGGGTAACTTCAAACAACCTGGAGAGTGCAGAATATTTTCCTGAATACAAGCCAGGAACCCAAGCGAGCGGTATCTATCGTGTAAGCGCAGGTGATTATGTTGCCGTTCTTGATGGAGAAGTTGATTTGTCAGGAGGATTTAATTTAAATTACCCCTTCCAGAGGGGTGAAGAAGTTCAAAACAGCGCGTCTGCTGTTACTGAATATATTGATGTGTGGACTGTTAAGCTCTTTGCTACTTCCGACTATCAAGTATTTATAAATAACTTCACGTTATACAACGATACCTTCATAACTCTAACAGAACCACTTCTTCTGACCACAAGTAACCGCTTATCTACAAAGCACCTTAATGTAGGAACTAAAGCTACGATGCAAGATCTAGTTATTACTACAGAAATTACAGTTGATAATAGGAACCTAACCGAATCCGTAAGGAACATCATTCAAGACTACGGAATCCAAAACCCCAGCATTGTAATTAATCGAGTGGTGGATGGAACAGCAGTCCCAACTTCAGTGGCGTTTAGCACGGACGATGCTAATATTAGAGTTACTGGGGATAATACGATCATCTATCCCTTTGGTGGAGCGGGAGATGCAGTCACTCCAGGAACTTATGTGGTTGAAGTTTACTACGATTTCCTAACTCAAAAGATCAAGTCACAACCTATGTATTTTATGGTTAGCTAAATTAACATAAAATAATATAAAAAAAATACAGTACGGGGGTACATATTCTAGAGGATTAAATTATGCCCCCAACCAGACAACCAATTCAAGACGGTAACGATTATGTTGCCGCATCCAACCAAGTTACGCAGCAACTAAACACTTCAGGTGATTCTAGTGCTTGCGAATTCGGAACATGGCACACTCATGTCCAAGTCCTAAATGGGATGTATCAAAGAAAGTGGGTTTACGAGAGTATGCCTCAAGGGAACCCTCCTTCTGGCGCTCCAGCCGTATCATATAACTATGTTGATATTAATTACACGGTGCAGGTGGTTGAAGATAAGGAATTCGCTTCCTATTGCAGCGGGTTATACCAGCCACAACAGCTTGCAGTCTATAGCGATAGCACAGTAGGGGGTCTAGGGCTTTCAGGTACTTTCACTACTAGTGCCGTAGGTTACGAAAGGAGAGCTTGGCAAGATGCTACTGACACTGAGTATAATTGTCAACAAACTACCAATGGCATAATTGCAAAACAGCCAGGAAGCTACAATAGCAATTTTGATACTTCGGCCACTCTAGCCTCGCATGTTGCGGATTTATTGAATCAAGCACATACTCAATGTGACAGATTCAATCCGAATATAGTTGAGTACTAATCTGATACTCGAAATCATAAGATTGAGTCTTCTCTAAGATCCACTCTTCTAGATTGATCCCCGCAATATGGGCTTCATTCCAATCTTTGTATCCTGAGGGTGGAGGGCACACTTCAAAGCTCTCCATCCTCATTTGTTTTCTGGTCCTATCGAATTTCTCAATCCCTCTCTGTCCTGCTTCATCGTTGTCGTAGCCTAGGATAATCTTACCTTTGAACGTAGCGAGGATCTCCGCTTGTCTAGGGCTGATTGAGCTTCCGATGGTAGCGGTAGCGTTTACCCCCTGAAGTTGCAGAGAGCGAGCATCTAGAGGCCCCTCACAGACAACCACATACTCTCCATCCTCGTCCGAGTCGTAGTAAGGGTAAAGAATGTCCGAAGGCTTAGGCGCGATGTCCGTTGAAGGATTCAAATACTTAGGCGACTGGTCGGTAATGGTTCGTCCCTGGAAATAATAAACATCACCATCAAAGCTCATGAAGGGGATAATGATCCTATCTGCAAACCTGCCCTCGGTGCATAGGTAGTACGGAGCCTCCTCTTCCTCCTTCAGGTCAAACAAGTTCCTGCCAAACAAGAAACTCCACGCACTGAGAACCTTAGGGTCGTTTGAGGTTGCGGAGTTTAGATTGATGGGGATAAGCTTGGATGTGTCCAGTTCCAACTGCATCTCAGGTCTATCTAATTCGGGAATCTCCTCTCCAAGGAACTCAAAGTTCTTGATAATAAGATCTCGTTGGGCTCGGAAGTAAGGCACACCTTCTGCGTGGGAGTACAAACTGATAAAGTTTCCAGAGCGTCCTGTCTTAAAACACTGCCATAGACCACTATCTACATTGATGCTAAGGTGCTTCTTCCAATCATTATTCACGAAGATGGACTCCATGACAAACTCACGCCCACTAGCAGAGAGTTTGCCTTTATTGCTGAAGTTCTCAAGTAAATAGTCTTTAATAAACTGAGGTGCTATAATGTACATAAAAACAATATCCGAATCAAAATTCCAAACTTTTAAACAATGCCAGTTGAAATACCGCTATCGCTACGTCGAGCGGCTTCCTGAACCTGAAGAGACCAATACAGAGGCTCTCCACTTTGGCTCTTACATCCACAAGGTCCTAGAGGACGGTGTGAACGCAACAACCCAGAAGGAGCTTGTTCAGATCGCTGAAGAGGTGAAGGGCACATACAAGGTATCAAAGAAGTATGAGGGCAAAGATTTAAAATGTATCGACAATTTTCTGAAGTTCAACCCCAAGCTGGAGGAGACGGTAGCTACAGAGCTAACCTTCGAGGTCCCCGTCAAAGATGACATTACACTAAACGGCATTATCGACCGTGTAGTTAAGGGAAAGGACGGCGGTTACTTAATTATCGACTACAAGACTTCTAAGAGAGAGAAGAGCAAGGTTGAGCTATACCAAGACTCACAGCTTAAAGGTTACGTCTACGCCATCAGTAAGCTGTATGAAGTGCCTATCTCTAGTGTAGTGGCTGCACACTACTATCCCCTGACTAATAACTTCGTCTTCGTGCAGTACTCAGTTCCCCAGATCAACGCTCATGTTAGAAAGATCATTGATGAGGTCTGGAAGATACGCAAGAAGAAGAAAGACGAGCTAAAGCCTAGCAGAAACGAGTACTGTAACTGGTGTGCTTATAAGACTGCATGTCCTGAGTTCTGCACAATGCAGGAAGTAAACAAGACAATAGACGAGCTTAAAGCTAAAAAGAAGGCTTCTTCTTCAAAGTCCCGTAAATAAAGGGCCTATATATTTCGATGTCAATAGTGTCGAAGAAGTTGAGAACTTGCTCTTGTGAGTACTTACACTTCTTCGTTAGATAGTTATATAACATTTCTATCTTGATAGGCTTCTGCTTGTTCATTGATTCAAGAACCTTGATTTGAAAGTGCTTAATAAACTTTTCAGAGTACTTATGTCTCCAGCGTTCTACGAATGAATAACTAAGTGTCTCATTTATCAAGTCCAGAAAATCAATTATGTCAATGTCTAGGTTACTATTGTTCATGTGTATCTATTTGAATTTATATATAATAAGAACCTATGGCAAGATTTTCAACACAACTTACTAATTTTTTTCTACAGACAGCGATAGATCCTAAAGAGGACGTTAAGATGGTCCCCAAGTCGCACTCCTGTGCTACGGCAGGGGACTTTATATTTTTCCGATATAAACTTGGAACAGGGATGGGGTCTAGAGAGGAGAGGCTCTTCTTGCTTTTGGAGCCAATTACCAGAGACGCTAAGACTGGCAATGAGCTTCTCACAGGAATAAAGGTTCCTTTGCCAGGAGAATATTCACCAGGATCGCTAGTTAATCTATATAAGAATAAGGAGCTTCCTCCTGACAACTACCGAACTTATATTATGTCGAAGATATATGGACCCCTTCGCAAGATTAACAAAGGTAGAGTAATTGTAAGATATTTACGAAACCGAGGACAATAAATGGTAATAGGTACAGCACTAGATATGGGTGGGGGCATGTTCGATGCCCTCAATAGCCTGAGAAAAGCTATTGAAGCGTCTGGTGACAAGCTACAGAAAGCCTCCCTGGCTCTAGGCAAAACCTTTGACCAGACAAATGCTGAGATTACTCCAGCCATGGAGGGACTTAGGGGATCTCTTGACCAGCGAGTAGGGGCCGCTATTGCAGGGCTTGAGGCTGGCTTACAGGGAAACACCGCTGGAGTAGCCAAGCTAATCAACCAGCAACAGTTAACAGGGACCGCTTTTGGTAACACAGCGAATGTGATGGCAAGCCTGTCTCAGTCCTTGAATGTTAACAACGCAGATATTAACAGTTTAAGTGAGAATTTAATTGAAACTGCGGGAACTTATAGTGTAAGCACCGATAAACTAGTAAATGCAGTGGACGCATTGAAAGACACCTTCCCCACTCAACAGCTTGCAGGGATGGGAACTCAGGTTACCGAGGCCATGATGAGCTTAACGGCTCAAATGCCAGCAATGGCAGGTCAAGTGACCTCAGTAATGAAGACTATCCTTGATCCTAGCCTTAAAACAGAGGCCAATCTTGCTCGTTTGGGTATTGCAGGAGTTCGAGAGCGTTTAACCGCTGCTAAAGACGCGAAATCCGCAGAGGCTATCCTAATAGATGCCATCAGAACCGCAGGAGGAAACATTACGAACTTTGTTTCGGGTGATTTCTTTGCTTCTATTGGAATTGCAACCAGTGTATTCGGTGAAAATGCGGCAGCAATGGCTGCAATCAATAATCAGCTTGACAAACGTATTAAAAACGAAGAAAGAGCCATGGATTTTGGAGATACGATCAAAGCGATTCGTGATAGTGTGCTCGTTCCTCTCCAAAGAGTGCTTCAAACAGACTTCTACCCTGCTATCAAGCAGATTAGTAAAGTTTTAAGCGGTATTGGAGAAAGATTTGCTGATGTTTTAGCTAAATGGATTGGAAAGCTTGATATTAGCGAGAAAAGTGTATTAGGATTCACAGATATGTTAGTAAATGGAGCCGTAAGTCTTTCAAAAGGACTGCAAGGCTTTGGAAATGCGATGCTCGAATTTACTAACACAGCCGTTCCTCAAATAAAAAATGCTTTTAATGCCATGTCTAATGGTGTAAGAAGTATAGCTGCTATGTTGGACGCGCTGACTGATCCTGTTACATTGGCTAGGTTTGCGGCTAGGATGAGCGGACCCTTAGGGTTTGCGGCTGATAAGGCAGCGTTTGGGGATTTGAATTTGTTTGGAGATTTTGAGAGAGCGAGGACTGATCATAAGAAAACGGAGTTTGAAAGGTTTACGTTTGCTGAAGAAGGCAGCACATTAATTCTAGCATTAAAAGACTTACACTCCAGTTCAGAAACAGTGGCTAGAAATACAGCGAGAACAGCAGATGCTACAGAGGCAGTAAATAACAAAACCCTTGATCCTTTTGGTGACACGGCTGATAGTTATCTCGCAAACACAGCCATGCAGATGCAAAGCATCATGGGATCTATTTTAGGACAGACCCCTCAGGATCAACTTGAAGAAACAAATAACATTCTACAAGCAATTTTGGGAACATCCCAGAACAGAGGGTTTAACTCCTCCACACCCTCACTAGGACTGGGAAGGTAATTAGGAAAATACTATGGCAAGCAGACATTTTATAGATAGAGGATTACCAGAAAGATCTAAACTTCAGTTTTTCTTTCCAAATCCCGCTGAAGCAGAGGATTATTTTGTAGTTGCTCTTCCTTTCTTTGAAAATCCACGAATTTCTGAAAGAAAAAAAGCTCGGTATCAATCATACCAAACTATTTCTAGGTCCAGTAACATGTATAGCTATCTAGGAGCCGACTCTAGACAGTTTACGGTAGAATTCAACATGACCTTGGATCATATCTTAGATAGTGGAGACATATATCTCGAAAGATATGCCCCCATACTGAGAGGGGAGTTTAGCCAAGACAGCGAACGGGCTAAATTTGCCAAGCTTGAGACACAAAATACATCAGAGAGTCCCGCTGCTAGATTGGCAAGTCAGTATAAAACTCTAAGTAATGTTCGAAGCTCTGCCCAACAGGTTCTTCATAGTGATTTTATGCAGCGAGGTGGAAACACTTACGAATCTGCGTATAATTCAATAGTTAGAGATTATGGATTAGAGCCTGGGATTTCAGAAGCGGACGCTACTCTGGCTATCGGCAGACCTGTTGTGGTGGAATCAGTGAATCGTAATGACGAAGTAGTAACTTCTCTTACATC